CCAGATTCATTTTGCACAGCTTGTACGTCGTGTTTGTATATTCCTGACCATAGATAGAGACCTTCTTCTTGTTGCCGTGATGTGCCTCCACGAACTTCATTGACTGCACGAACATACCGCCAGAACCGCAGCAAGGGTCTGTTGCCGTGTCTAATTTGATACAACATAACGGCAGCCTATTTCTACCCCTTAACGATGAACACCCCCGTGTGCATTTTTGCACACCCCTCATAACGATGCCGTATGCACCGTTACGGAGTAAGGTATTTGATTTTATCGCTGCCTGTGCGTACATTGCGTTCTCCTCGTGAAACTACAAATCTGCCTGCTATGACATCGTTGCCTTAATAGCGCCTGCGCTGTGGATTCTCACAACACGATTATCATCAGTTTCTGATATGTGCTTGAGTTGCTCCACAAACGGTCTAACAAACTCCGGTCTACGTTTTCCGAGAACCCGGAATATTTCCGGTGCTTCCATTCGCACTTTGTCATCCGTATCATGTAGCAATTTCTCAAACACCGACATATGATTCTCATAAATGTCGGGAGTGTTTGTGGCGATATTTTCCGATGCCCAAATAAAACTCAAGCGTACCTTGGCTTCCTCATCGGATGCAAAACGGAACAAGTCCATCCAATACGGCTCTATCACACTGTATTTGCCGCGACCGATTCTTCCGAGAGCATTAACCGCTCTTTCCCTTAAAAGAGGCTCTGTGCTATCGCAGAAGGAAACAATCGCCGGAACTGCATCCTGCACTTTCAGAGGATATTCCATCCCCATCTCACCAAGCAGCCATAATGCCTTCGCCTGTATCTTTACGGATTCATGTGCAAGGAGAGAAGAAACATATGGTATGTTCTCTGCCCACTTGTCCCTGTTCTTCGTCAGTATTCCAAGTTCTTTGTAAAGTTCCGATTCGCTCAATCAATCATCTCCTCAGGCTATTTTATTGAAACTGTCCACGTATCCCCATCGACCAGGTACTGAAATTCCGTCAGCGCCGGATCGTTTATTACACGCATCAAGTCCTCAAAATCATCGACCGTGTTTATCTCCGACAGGCGATTGCTTTCTACCCATTCCATCTGCCCCTCATCGGAAGACACGGCCGTCCCGCTATATTCGGTAGCCTTAAACAGAAGAACAACATACCGTCCGTCCTTAATTGGAAATTGCTTCACGCCTACAAGCTGAGGATTCTTTATGTCCAGTCCCGTTTCTTCTTTCATCTCACGAATCACCGCGTCAACGAAAGATTCCCCCGGTTCCACGTGACCGCCCGGAAGCGTATACCCCTGCCAGTCATTTTTTATTCTGTTCTGAAGGAGCATTTTGTCTCCATCCGTGATGAGACATAATACCGTCAATTCGACATTTTCTGTTCTGCTCATTTTCTCTTCCGACTTTCCTTATAAGTCACACACCATAATATATTCTTCGGCATTCTCATCCACGGTCTTGAACCCGACATTCTTATACATCTTCACGGCGTAGTTTACTTTCTGCAGCGCCAGGGATGCTCGTTCGTAGCCCTGCCATTTCAGCAGTTCGAGCATTTTCACCATAAGCTGTGAGCCGATGCCCTGACCGCGATATTCCTTGTAAAGTGAGATGGCGAAGGACGGCGTATCGTCATCCACATGACCGTAATCATCCATGATCCTCGTCCAGACCGCTCCGACCACCTTGCCGCCGAAATCAGCCACCAGGCAGTTATCACCTTTCCGGATACCGAACTCATCCGTGTACACACGAAGTTCCGGCTTCTCGATGATGTCCCTCGCAGGCGGCTCCGCTCCCTTCGGTATAAAGATTGCTTCATACAAGAAGTCCTTCAGCAGATCGGTTTCACCTTTACGAAGGCTGCGGATTACATATTTTTTATGCTTGTCGCTCGTCATGTGGGAGATATGCTCGTTACGCACCCTGCCCAGCATTTCAAGCATCTGTCTGCCAATCGGCTCCGGCTCGTTATCATTGCCGCCGCATATCAGTTCCAGTGTATCTGGCGTCCAAATGTATCCGTGCGCCTTGTTGTAGAGGTATTGCTGGAATTCTTCGTATTCTTTTTCTTTCAGTTGCTTCATATATACATCCTTTATGATTCCGGCATTGGAATTGCCTTTAATGCCTCATCAATTTTTATCGCCTGCACAGGAACATATTCACCATTGAGCCGAACGCCTCCGCCAGTCAATGAGAACAATTCCCTTGACGTGTTCAAGTCCAGGCGTAGATTTTCATTTGAAAGTAACTGATCCAGACCGGCAGCCACCTTTTCCGAAAGAAACTTCTCAGCTTCCTTCTGCCGTTCAATACACAGTTCTTCCGATTCACAGTCTTTCCTGATTCGAGCGTTACTGATTATCCGGATTTCATTTACCACGCCAAGCATATGATAGACCAGTCTCATCATATGGGCTTTGGCTTCCTCTTCATCCATTTCGAAGTAAAACTGTTCAAATGCCTTATCAATTTGCGAAGAAACATCTGCAAGCCGTCTATCTGGCTCAGCTTGTTTTTTAACAGCTGTTTTTGCTGTTGTTGTGGTCTTTTGCTCCTTTTTCCCACTGACAGCATTTTTTATTCCGCGACCTTTTTCTTTAACCCAAGGCCATGCCGTGTTTTTCCACCAAGGAGATATAACCTCCCGAAACAGCAAGATGCCTCCGGCTACGATGGCCGCACCCAGAGCTTCTCCGACTTGCTGTGCAAACTCTTCCTGCTCCGGTGTTAATTGAACGCGCCGTTCTTCATAAGGATGTGGATCATAATCATCACTCCGTAAATCGTCAACATCGTACTCTTCCCACTCGATGATGTCGGGATTCTGATTGTTCTCGTCCCGCGTCAATCCTCTCACGCGGTCTGGATTATCCTTGGAACGAATGAGATGATCTCCATCTTTTACAATTGGCTTATATACTTTCTCACCCATTCTGTATCTTCTCCCTCAAACAAGACAAATTATAAGTATTTCTTGAACGCTTTCTTCATCTTGAGCATGACATCAATCAGCCAATCAAACTGTGCGTTCCATTGATTCTTATCACCAAAGGTTACGCTCTTCTCGATAACGATACGGCTTGCCTTACGCTCCGGCAGTTCCCGCCAGTCGAAGGTCAGACTGGCATCGGCTTCAATTGCATCCTTATTATCGAAGAGGGAGTGGAACAGGTCCTTATCCTCGCTGATATACAGTTCCACATCCAGTTCGTTCCGCTTTTGAATCTGCGACACGGCGATGTGACAGGCTGAAGAACCCACGCTGAAGTTCATCCAATGATCCATAGACGGCTTCCTGCGATTGAAGTTCTTTGCAAACTGTGCATTTTGGAAAGCATAGTCCTGGAACGCCACCCAATAATCATATCTCTGCTGCTGAGTCTCGTTTGCAGACTCACTCTTTTTTACTTCCTTTGTCCAGTCGTTCGGCTTTTCAATAACCTCAAACTTCACGGCAGGCTCGGATGTACCGATGCGATACAGTTTTATCTCACAGAGGAAGAATCCAATTTTCTCATCGGTATGGTTGTTCAGCCATTCGATGGCAGCCTTGTGTTCCTCACGAGCGTGTTTCACCACCCAAATAATCACATCCGCAGATTTGCCGGACGCATAGGTTATCAGCTTTCCGAGGTGGTCGTGGTTGGTATCCTCCAGCTGATTTTCGATGATGATTTTCCGATCTGTTCCCGTCTCGGACGCAAAGATATCGACATTGAAATCGCCCACGGAAGACTCCGTTTCGTCAACGGTAATATCAAGCCCCACCGCATCCGCAAGTAGAGCAATGTTATCATCCTGTGATAGCCACGGAGTAAAGTCCAGAGCTTCATGCGGCCACACCGTCCGCAGGTCTTTTATTTCTTCAAGTCTGCTCAAATTCACCATTGCGTCATTCCTCCCCGCGTTTTACATAGGTCAACTCAACATCGTATCCCAGCTTTTCCATCAGCTGGAGAAAAGTCTTATTGACGATTTTTTCGTTATTCCTTATGAGCCGACTAACATACGGTGCCGAAGTCCCTATTTCTTCTGCAAGTTTTGCCTGGGTAACATCGCCCTCTATACATTTCACTTTTACATCGACTTCTACGTTATTCTTCAGCATCTCGACTCTCCTTTGCTGTAGTGACATATATTGCACTCACGCTACAATTTATTGTATCACAGATTTATGAATTTTTCTACCCCTTAACGAAAAAAGACACCCGACCGTAGCCGAGTGCCTTAAGCGTCTGTATTCAGTTATGCCAGTATCTCCGTGCCGTCCCGGAAGGTGACCTTGATTTCCTTGTTCCTGCCCACCGTGACGAACTCGACCATGCCGCCCCAAAGGCTGCCGTCAAACTCGCTGATGGTGCGGTCCTGCACTTTCAGTACCTTGATGAAGTCCGCCAGCCGTTCGCTCTGTGCTTCTTTGGCGGAGATGGCGGCTACCACCTTATCGTACCGAGCCTTCGCCGTATCGTACCGCTGGACAAGTCCATCGTAGCGTTTCTGGTACTCATCCTGATCCTGTGCGACACGGGCATTCTCCGCCACGATGTTCTGCGTCATTTCCACCAGCACCACCATCTCTTCCTCCAGCCTGCCCTTTTCTTCCTGCAGGGAATCGGTGACACAGAGTGTTTTGCGGATGATCTCTGCATTGGCAATGATCTCTTTTTTCTCCGTCACGAGTTGGTTGTATGCCGACACAAACGCCTCCTTAACCTCGTCCTCCGTAACATGGGGAGTCTGGCACTTCTCACCGTTGTACTTGCGGTTGCAGCGGTAGATGACCTTGCGGTAGCAGTCTGTGGAATGCCAGACCTTCGAGCCGAACCATCCGCCGCAGTCGGCACATTTGATCTTGTTTGAGAAAATGCTCACGCCGCTGTATCGTGAACCGCCCTTCGTGCGCTTGGCAAGCTCCGCCTGCACCAAGTCGAACACCGCCGGGCTGATGATTGCCTCGTGGTTGCCCTCCACATAGTATTGCGGAACTTCGCCCTCGTTCTTCTTCATCTTTTTCTGAAGGAAGTCCACCGTGAACTCCTTCTGCAAAAGGGCATCGCCCTTGTATTTCTCGTTCGAGAGCATCCGGCGCACCGTCTGTTGGTTCCACACGTCCTTGCCTGCAGGTGTCTTGATGCCCCGGCTCGTAAGTTCCGCGGCGATGGAGTGCGGCGTCATGCCCTCAAGGAACAGGTGGAAGATCAGACGCACGGTTTCTGCCTGCTCGGGATTGACCACAATCTTGCCGGTTTCTTTATCCTTCTCCAGCCCAAGGAAGCGACTGTAGGCAAAGCTGACCTTTCCGTCTGCCATGCGCTTGCGCTGCCCCCAGGTGACGTTTTCGGAAATGGAGCGGCTTTCTTCCTGCGCAAGGCTCGACATAATGGTGATGAGCAGTTCGCCCTTGGAATCCAGCGTCCATATGTTTTCTTTCTCGAAATAAATCTCAATGCCCTCATCCTTCAGCTTCCGCACCGTGGTAAGGCTGTCTACCGTATTCCTTGCGAAACGGCTCACGCTCTTGGTAACAATGAGATCGATTTTCCCTGCAAGGGCATCGGCAATCATTGTTTTGAAGCCCTCGCGCTTTTTGGTGTTCGTTGCCGAGATTCCTTCGTCGGCTGCTGTACAGAAAGGACTAATAATTTCACGCCGTACAGGACTCCCGGCGCAAGGTTTCCAGCAGAGATTCAATCTCATCGGCAAGGTTCAGCCGGATATCCATGCGCCCGTCCGGGTAGATGGTGACGGATTGCAGCAGCTCGATTGAGATTTCTCTGGTCAGCGCCGTAATCCCGGCATAGCTTTTGAACTGCTCAATTACGGCATTGCCGCTGTCGTCGTTGCCGCTTATTTTGCGCTCCAGCTCCAAGACCGTGTGAGAAACATCCTCCGCCTGCGCCGTCAGAGCTTTCTTCTGCGCCGCGAAGCTCTCGCGGGAGATTTCCCCCTCTACCAGTCCTTCATAGAGGTCTTGCAGCCGCTTATCAAGCCGGGCTTTCCGGCTCTGGAGGGTCTGCAACTGTCGCTGCGCCTGTTTTCGGTCAAGCTGCCGCTGCTCCTGTCTTGTTTGCAGGAGCCGGTCTATGCTGACGGCGTATTGAGCGTAGACCTGTATGGTATCAATCACGGCTTCCAGAATATCGGCCTCCGGGACTTTTTCCTCCGAGCAGTCAAAGCCGGTATTCAGCCGTTTCGTGACGCAGCGGTAGGAGCCGTTCTTCTTATTGTCCCGCTGCATGGCATGACCGCATACGCCGCAGATCACCTTGCGTTTCAGCGGATTCCCGCCGCCCGTCATGACTTCGCGCTCCCTATATTCCCGCATACAAATCTGCGCTTTTTCAAACAGCGCCTCCGGCACGATGGCTTCATGTCTGTCGGGGACAACGATCCAGTCATTGCGGGAGATTTTGACTGTATGCGTGCTGCCTACAATGTCCCGGCTCCGTTTGCCGTACACCGTCTTTCCAATATACCGCTCGTCCCGCAGGAATTTTGCGACCAGATTGGCCGTCCAGAAGTTTTCCTCCTGGATACTGCGCCACGGTGTTCTTGTGCAGCCTGCCTCTACTTTATAGTTCTTTGGAGAGCTTACGCCGTCTCCGTTCAGCGCCGCCGCGATTTGCCATGGTTTCGCGCCATCTGCCGCCATTTGGAAGATGCGCCGTATCACGTCGGCAGCTTCGGCATCTACCAGAAGATGATTTTTATCTTCCGGGTCTTTGACATATCCGTAAGGCGCATAAGGACTGAGGAACGCGCCGCGCTCGGCTCTGGCCTTCTTTGCGCTTTTGACCCTGCGGGAGAGGTCTCGGCTGTACAGGTCGTAGATCAGCGTCCGAAACGAAGTATCGAGGCTGTCGATATCCAACGGATTGCTGCTGTCAAAGCCGTCGTTGACGGAAATGAAGCGCACACCCAGGAACGGGAACACGCGGGAGATGTAGTCTCCAACGGTGAGGTAATCACGGCCAAAGCGGGATAGGTCTTTTACTACGATGCAGTTGATCTGCCTGCGCCTGACCTGCTCCAGAAGCTCCTTTACCGCTGGACGCTCAAAGTTCGTACCGCTCCAGCCGTCGTCACAAAATTCCAGTATTTCAGAATCGGACAGGTCTGCGTGACTGGACACATATTCCCGGAGGAGGCTGCGCTGGTTGGATATACTCTCGGATTCGTCCTTTTTGCCGGTTCTCAAATCCGCGTCCTCGCTGGATATGCGAAGATACATCGCCGTTCTCATGCGTCAGCGTCCCTCCCTTCCAAATATGTACAGAGTTCTTTGTATTCGTCCCGGTAGCGGAACACGATCTCGATATTGCTGTCACCGTCCACATACACACGCTCAATCAGCGCCTGCGCCATTTCTTTTGTCAAAACATCCGCGCCCCGGAAGCTGCCGAAGGCCGCAAGGAACGGGTTTTCCGGCGTGTGCGCCGCTTCCGCCGCCTGCCGGCGGGTCAGAGCTTCGATCAGCCGCTCCGCTTCCTCGGCTTCCGCTTTGTAGCGGCGTTTCAGCGTCATATACTCCTGCTCGGTCATGAGCTTATCCACATAGCTCTGATACAGGCTGTCATACAGGCCGTTGCAGCGCTTGAGTGCCCTTTTTGCCGCGTCCAGCCTGCCTTGCAGCGTCGCAGTCTGCTTTCTGTATTTGGGGGAGCTGTTCACCCTGCGGACAAAGGCTTCCATATCGGCGGCAAGGGAGATCTGGGTTTGAATGGCTTGCAGGAGCATGGGGAACAGTGCGTCCTCCCGGATGTTTTTCAGCGGACAGCTGCCAATGTCATTGGCGTGGGTCGGGCAGATAAAGGTGTACCACAGCTTTTTTTCGTGGCTCACATTCTTGTACCGCACCAGCGGACGCTTGCAGTCGGCGCAGCAGACCAGCCCCTTGAGGATGTTTTCGGTGGTTTCCAGATGCGTGAATCTGCCGAGGTTTTCAAAGTATTCCGCATTTTTGCGTCGGGCAAGCTCCTGCACCTTATCGAATGTCTCCCGGTCGATCAGCGGCTCGTGGGTGTTTTCCACGACGACCCATTCCTCTCGTGGCTTCTTGT